ATGTCTGGAAAAGAAACTGATAGAGTTAATGCACACCTATCCCGTGCTGGTAAACTCTTCACTGAAATTTCTGGTTCTACTCTGAGAACATTAGAGCAAAATCAGAAACTTGCACAATTGATTGAGCAATTCAATAATACATTTGTGCGTAGTAATACTGTCATTTCTGACACTGACCAACATGTTCGCAATCTTATTAATTGGATTGAAAACAAGTATCAGAAAGAAGTTGACAAAAGAAAATCTGAAAAGGGAAAGCAGACTCAAAGAGATGCTTTGTCTAAAACACTGGAATTCTTCTCAAAGGAGAATAAAAGAAGTCTTAAAAAGATGTTTGATCTACAAAAGGCTATTGTTTCTGCGAAACTTATCCTTATAAATAAAATGAACAGTATTAAACGTGTTAAGACTTTTTTACAAACCACCAACGGGTTTAGATCAACTGAACCTGAAGGTTATGTAGCTATTGACAAACTGGGAGACAATGCTGTCAAACTAGTTAATCGCTATGAATTTTCAACAAACAACTTTGACCCAACGATACTCAAGGGTTGGAGTAAATAATAGAGGAACGTTATAAATGAAATATCTTATTTCTGCAATTATGGCTACAACTGTAGCTGCTACTGCGGTTGCACAAGATGCCAGTGAATCCCCGCTTATGTCCAACGCAACAGTAGGTGTAGAAACCGACCTGCAAGGTAACGCAGACTGGACAGTTGGGGCAGAATTGGGAATTGCTGGATTCGGTGTAGACGCAGAATTCAAACTCATGGACCGTGGTGACAATGCTGCTGATGACTATTCCGTTGGAGTAGGCACAGGCATGGACCTTGGCGTGGCTTCCCTTGATACAAGCATTAACTATGCATGGGGTGCTACTTCTGGTGCAGACCTTATTGGTCGTGGTGATGGTAACACTTGGGGTGACCTGACTGTTGATCCAGAACTGAAACTTACTCCCGGTATTATCGGTGGTGAGTATGCATGGGTAGGGGCTTCTATGGACCTTGCTTCTGCTGGCGAAATCGACCTTGGTTGGGCCGGTGCTACCTACGGTGTAGGTTACTCCCATGATTTGAATGCTAATGCATCTGTATCTATTAGTTATGGTTGGTCTGTAGACGTTGTTGATGACGACGATGATGCTACTGTCAACGATTGGACTACTACTGCTGATGGTCTTAAAGTCGGTGTAGGCTTTAAGTTCTAAAATGATCGGGTTTAAAGACTTCCTCTCAATTACTGAGACTTCCTCTCCTAGTGAGGGGGAGTCTTTTCCCATTTCTGAAGCACTGTCTTTTGCTGCTAGACGTAAGAAGTCTATTGACTTTAGACGCCGCAAACAAAAACTACAAAGACAACGCAAGATTGCTCTCAAACGTCCAGCAACTCTTGATAGATTAAAAAAACGTGGACGTAAATCTGCTAGAGATATCTTGACAAAACGATACTATGGTGGTAAGACTAAGAGTAGTATGAGTATATCTCAAAAACAGCGTGCAGAAAAAAGACTAGATAAAGCAAAGAGAGTAACAGGTATTATTTCTAAGAGACTGTTACCTAGCAAACGTAAACTAGATGTGCAGAGAAGGCGTTGATTTTATGCTTAGTGGATTTAAACAGTATCTAGAAGAAAAATCTTCTGTAGGATATTTTGCATTTGGAAGATTCAACCCGCCTACTACTGGTCATGAAAAATTAATCACAAAAGTTGCTTCTCTTGCTAGAGGCAATGACTATAGAATTTTCGCATCTCAATCAGCAGATGCTAAGAAGAATCCTTTAGAATATAAAACTAAAGTGAAGTTCATGCGTAAGATGTTTCCCAAGTATGCCCGAAACATTGTCATGGACAACTCTGTTAAAAACTTCCTAGATGCTACCATGTATATGTACAAGCAGGGTTACAAGAACCTTGTTATGGTTGCTGGTGATGACAGAGTACAAGAATTCCAAAAACTCCTTACCAAGTATAATGGTGTAGATTCCCGTCATGGTAAGTATGAGTTTGACTCTATCAAAGTTGTATCAGCTGGTGAACGTGACCCTGATGCAGATGATGTAACAGGTATGTCTGCTTCTAAACAAAGAGCAAACGCACAGAACAACGACTTTGCAAAGTTTTCTCAAGGTCTTCCAAAAGGTGTATCTGATCAGTTAGCAAAAGAACTGTTCAATGCTGTAAGAAAAGGAATGAACTTAAATGAGAATAAAACATTTACTAGACATGTTATGCTGGAAGCAGTTTCAGAAAGACGTGAGGATTACATTAACGGGGAACTATTTTCTGTTGGTCAGCAGGTTATCGTAAAAGAGTCTGATGAAGTAGTTACGATTACTCACTGTGGTTCTAACTATGTTATTGTTGAAATGGACGGTAAGAATAAACGCAAGTGGTTGACTGATGTAGAACCATTAGAAGAAAAAGTTTCTCAGTCTCAGATTGATAGTCTAGAGAAGTTTGCTGATAAGTTACTTGCAAAGTATGATATTGATATTGAGTTTACTCGGCACTTTGTTGACCGTGTAAATGATGCCCGTAATAATCCTGAGATTAAAGTTGCTGAACTACAGAAGTTCTTTAAGAAGGTGCAGAAAGCAAAAGGTAATAAAATCAAAACGATTGGTGATTTCCAAGCTGTTCTGAAAGATGTTACTACTGACCTTAATATTCCTGCTGTTATTCGTAACAAAGGGGATGACTTTGAAGTTACTTTGAAAACGATTATGCGGAAGAAGAACTTCAAGACACCTAATAAGATTATCCAGTATGAGAACAAAGTTGCTCAAGACCCTGATGTAAAAGATAAAAAAGGCACACAGCCTAAGAAATACTTTTCTGGTCTGGCAAAATCTACCAAAGCATCTAGAGATTCGCACTTTAAGAAAGGTGCTAAGATGGATGATGATAACCCTGCTGCATATGAACCAGCACCGGGTGATAAAGATGCTGAGACTAAAACCTCTAAATATACTAAGAAGTATAAGCAGATGTATGGTGAAGGTGATGGTCTCTGGGCAAACATTCATAAGAAACGTCAAGCTGGCAAACCTATGCGTAAACCCGGATCAAAAGGCGCACCTACCAAACAAGACTTTAAGAATGCAAGAAATGAAGAAGTGATGAACGAAGAGGAAAAGAAAGGGTTAGCTGCTAAGGCAGAGAAGTCTGGTATTTCCTTGGGTATTCTAAAGCAAGTTTATAATCGTGGCATGGCAGCATGGAGAACCGGACACAGACCCGGAACTACACCGCAGCAATGGGGATATGCGAGAGTAAATTCATTTATTACTGGTGGTAAAACTAGAAGAACAGCAGATAAAGATTTATGGGCAAAGGTAAAAAAATGATCACTTTAAGAGAATTCAAAGAAAAAATGAACGAAGCAAAGTCGTCTAGTGGGTATGATCTTTACCACAGAGACTTTTCTTCTGCTATGCAACACGCCTACAAGCATGCTAAAGCAAAACTTGGTGTAGATGTTGACCCCGAAGAGATTGACAGTAAAGTTGCTTCTGGACCTAGAAAACCATCTAAAGGTAAGACTAATACCTATCGTCTGTTAGATAAAGGTGGTAAGAAAGCAATCCAAGTTCAAGTCTATGGTATGGACAATGGTAAGTATGAACTGAACATGTATAAAGAGTCAGTTGATATTAATGAAAAGATGGACCCCACCAAGCACGTTTCTAAGAAAGGCGACATGTATTGCGTCTATAATAAAGACGGTGAAGAGGTTGCTAAGTTTGATAACAAAAAAGATGCTGATGCCTATGCTATCAAAAACCATGACAAACTGATGGAATATGTAGAAGTAGGCACTAATACTATTCGAAAGTCTTATGCTAAGGCAACACCGGGACAAACTAATGAACTTACTGGCACAGACAAAGCAATCGCTGGTGTTGCTTTAGGTGCATTAGGATACGGTGCTAAGAAAGCAGTTGATAGATTTAACCCCGCTAAAGTCCGTGATGCTCGTAAAAAGCGTATGGAACGTGACGCAGAAAAAAGACAAGCTGAGCGTGACATTGCTCAAATGAAACGTAAAAAACTACAGGGCAGCAACTAATGAAATCCTTTAAATTTTTCTCTGAAGAAGCAATTACTGAACAGGCAGAAATGCTGATGGAGAAACTTATTACCTTTGGTGGTAAGGCATATCCTAAGTTTGGCAATGTTCTAATCATGGCTGGTGGTGCTGGTTCCGGTAAAGGTTTTGTTCAAAGCAATCTTATTGGTCTTGAAGGTAAGTCTTTTGACCCTGATGCACTCAAGAAGTTGGCAGGTAAATCTCCACTCATTAACAAAAGAGCTAAAGATGAGTTTGGTGTAGACCTGAAAGACTTAGGTGCTAAACTCAAGGTTCCTGAAAACGTTACTAAGTTACATGCTATTATTGGTGATGCACTAAAGTTGCCAAACAGAAAAGAATCTGCATTCTTTGCTTCTGTTATGAGTGCTGCTGCTGACCGTAAACCAAATATTATTTTTGATACAACACTCAAAGATGCTGGTAAGTTACAGAAACTTTCTAGTCAAGTTACAGAACTTGGATATGATAAAAAGAATATTCATATTGTATGGGTTGTCAACGATATTGAAGTTGCTAAAAAGCAGAACTTAGAGCGTCCTAGAGTTGTAGATACAGAAATTTTAATCAATACTCATAGAGGTGCATCTAATACTATGGGTGACATTCTCAGAATGGGCAAATCACTTAGTAAATATATGGACGGTGATCTTGTATTTGCCTTTAACAAAGTTGGTGTAGATACTGAACTAGTTAAGTCCAAAACACGCAATAAACGTGGTGAGCAAGCTTTCTATGTTAAAGATGCAAACTATGTTTATATCAAACGTGCTGGTAAATCTTTACCACCTTTAGATACACTCAATAAACAAATGCTTGCTAAAGTCAAGGAATATGTTCCTAAAAATATTGACTGGGAGAACCTAGAACTATGAAGTCATTCGGTTGTTACATAGATGAACCTCCCTTAGTAGAGGCATCTGAATACCAAGGCAAGAAGGTCAAACTGAATGACCCTTTTAGAACCTCTGGTGGACCTAAGAAGTTCTCTGTGTATGTTAAGAACGAAAAAGGTAATGTGGTCAAGGTAAACTTTGGTGACCCTAATATGGAAATCAAACGTGATGACCCTGCTAGACGTAAGAGTTTTAGAGCAAGACATAACTGTGAAAATCCCGGTCCTAAATGGAAAGCAAGATATTGGTCTTGTTACCAGTGGCGTTCTGGTTCAAAGGTAGATAACTAAAATGGCTACTAATGCAGAACGCATGGACCGAATTGAAACTAAGATTGATAAACTTTCTGAAGTGCTTGTGCATATGGCACGGGTTGAAGAGAAGTTAATCAACCAAGAAGAAGACCATAAGATACTGAGAAAAGATATTTACACCATCTATGATAAACTAGCAGAGATGGAAAAGATTGTTCAAAAAAATCAGATAACTGTAAATATTATAAATAGAATCAGTTGGATAATCATTACAGGCGTGGTGGGTGGTTTTGGCACCTTAATCACCTACCTGTTCAATAAGTAATAAGGAATAAAAAAATGTCAA